CGGTCTGCGGAAACTGTAAACATTGGGACTCGGAGATCTTCGCGTGGGGCGTGTGCAAGATCTGTAAAAGGTCCGGAGTCATGCGGGAGGCCGGGGACGTGTGCAATATAAGAAACAGGGAGGTGATCCGAGGGTGACGGCTAAAGAATACTTGGCACAATACCAGATGATAAGGGCAAGGCTCCGGGCGATCGAGGCCATGGTCGACGAAGCAAGGGAGGAACTGTCTGCGATCAACGACGTGTCGATTAGATCTGCATGGCCGGACGGGCAGCCTCACGGAACCGGAACGACGGACCCAGTAGGGAACCAGGCGGCAACCGCAGCCGACAAGATGACACAGGAGAGACGAGACAAACTGAGGGGCCAACTTGAAGATCTTGAGATCAGTGAGCTGAAAGTCAGGTCCGAACTCTGGCGGCAACGAGTAGAGATCGAGGAAGTGATCGGGGCCTTGTCGGATCCAGCGCACCACGACGTTTTGCACAGGCGGTACATCCAGGGGCAGAAGTTCGAGCTGATCGCGGTCGAGATGGACTATTCCTACAGGCACACGATCCGGCTGCATGGTGAGGCATTGCTGGAGGTGACCAAGATCATGAAAAAGTGATCATGTCCTTGTATGTCACATAATATTCATGGTATTGTTAAGGTGCCAAAAGAAGGCAAGAGGAAATACACCACCTCTCTAAAACTGAATTACGCAGAGCACGATCCGCGCCGAACCGGGTCGTGTTTTGTTTTGGGGATAATGGACGGACATACAAGAACGACAACGAGGGAAAACATTGCCCTGGTCAAGTTCGGCGGGAGAACCTGGGAACTGGCCGGGGTAGAATATAACACGGCAACGCTGCGGGACAAGTACGCAGAGATCCGAGTACACAGGGACCGGATCGAGGCGATCAACCGGGCGGCCGAGGAGATACTGGCAGATGGCAAAACAGTTTGCGAAGAAGTTCTATAGCAGCAAGGCATGGCAAGACTGCCGGAACGAATACGCAAAGCGGCGGCATTATCTCTGTGAGGATTGTTTGCGACGCGGGATCTATAAGCCGGGCGAGATCGTTCACCACATCGTGGAGATTGACCCGGTGACGATCGAACGCCCGGAGATCTCGCTGAACCCGGACAATCTCGAGTTGCTTTGCAGGGATTGCCATGCAAGGCGCCACGATCTGGAGGGCGGGCCATGGGCAAAGGTAAACGCAGCAAGGAAAAAGGCGAAGCGGGGCTCGATGCGGTTCAATGTCGATGAGTTCGGTCGAGTCACCGCAAAATAATAACTAATTTGTTGCGGAACGCCCCCCTATGGTACAAATTTGCTGAAATACTGTAGACCGGAGAGTGAATGACCAAGAAATTACACAAAGCGAGAGCCATTTGGGCCAGATTTGACCGGAGAAACGCGGACAATGGCGAAAGATAACTGGATTTACACGTACTATCAGGGCATCAGGAACGGAAAATACACCGTGGGCAAGTGGATCGAGATGGTCTACGAGTACATCATCAAGGGACTGGAGGCGAAAGAGTTCTTTTTCGATGCGAAGAAGGCCGCGGAGGCAATCGAGTGGATGGAGTCTCACTGTTTCCACACCGAGGGACCACTCGCCCCACGGACGATAGAGCTGGAGATCTGGCAGAAGGCTTTTATATCGTGTATATACGGACTCGTTGACAAGGACGGCCGGCGCCAGTTCAGGGAGATCTTGCTGGTCGTTGGCCGGAAGAACGGCAAGACAAAACTGGCCAGTTCGCTCGGAGCGTATGAATTCCGGAACCAGGACTATGGCTCCAGGGTGTTCTGCATCGCTCCGAAGCTGGAACAAGCGGATCTCGTCTACAATGACGTGTGGCAGATGACAACACTTGACCCGGAGTATAAGAGGTTGAAGGAGATCCTGTCCGAGAAGGACGAGCACAACAAGAAGCTGCACGACGACAGCGAGCTCCCGAGGCACCGCCAGACAGATTTGTCCATCCCGGCGACCAATTCGACCGTAAAGAAGATCGCATTTTCTGCGAAGAAATCGGACGGATTCAACCCGAGCCTGTGCATCTGCGACGAGATCGCATCGTGGGAAGGCGACGCCGGATTGAAACAGTATGAGGTCATGAAGTCCGGGATGGGCGCAAGGCCCGAGGGGATCCTGATCAGCTGCACAACGTCCGGGTATATCAACGATTCAATCTATGACGAGATGGTGAAGCGGGCGACTCGGTTCCTCCTGGGTGACTCAAAGGAGAAGAAACTGCTGCCGTTCCTGTACATGGTCGACGACGTCGGCAAGTGGAACGATATTAACGAGTTGCGGAAGAGCAACCCGAACCTGGGCGTGTCGGTCTCTGTTGACTATATGCTGGAGGAGATCGCGGTCGCGGAAGGGTCGCTCTCGAAGCGGTCCGAGTTCATAACGAAGTATTGCAACATTAAACAGAACAGTTCTCTGGCCTGGCTGGAGTCCAATGTTATCGAGGCGGCTACCGGCGACGCACTGGATCCGGAGGACTTCCGGGGCAGCTATTGCGTCGCAGGGGTCGACCTATCGAGGACAACCGACCTGACGGCCGCTGTGATCGTGGTCGAGAAGGACGGCGAGCTTTACGTGCTGGCCAGGTTCTTCCTGCCGTCGGAGCGGATCGAGGACGCAATGGCCGCGGACGGTGTGCCATATAACATTTACATCCAGCGGGGGCTGCTGCAGCCTTCCGGGGCAAACATCGTTGACTACAACGACGTGTTCAACTGGTTCCGGGAGATGGTTGAGACCTATGAGATCTACCCGCTCAAAGTCGGATACGACCGATACAGCGCGGCGTACCTCGTCCAGCAAATGGAGGCTTATGGATTCCACATGGACGACGTATTCCAGGGCTACAATCTGCACCCGGTGATACAGGAGACCGAAGGCCTGCTGAAAGACGGCCGAATCCATATTGGAGACAACGATCTACTGAAGATACATTTGTTCAATTCGGCGCTCAAGGTCAGCACCGAAAAAGGAAAAACGAAACTGATAAAGATAAAGCCGGCAGCCCACATCGACGGGATGGCGGCTCTTTTGGATGCGATGACCGTCAGGCAAAAGTGGTATGGCGAGATCGGTCAGCAGCTGAAGAACGAAACGGAGGAACCCGATGTCGTTACTTGACAAGATATTCCGCCCGGCCGAAGCGAAGAAAAGCGAGGACGCACTCAGAGAAGCGAAGGCGTTCTTTCAGACGCTCACGGCATACACGCCAGTGTTCACCAACTGGGGCGGGGCGATTTATGAAAGCGAGATAGTCCGCGCTTCAATCGACGCGAGGGCTCGGCACATGTCAAAGCTAAAAGTGGAAACGGTCGGAACGGCCAACCTGCCGCTGCAGTCGAAGCTCCGGCTTGGCCCGAACCAGTGGCAGACGTGGAGCCAGTTCCTGTACAGGGTCAGCACGATCCTTGACGTGAACAACACGGCTTTCATTGTCCCGGTGTTCGATGAGCGAATGATCATCACCGGGGTCTTCCCGGTTCTGCCGCAGATGTGTTCCCTGGTTGAATACGACGGAGAGGTCTGGCTCAGGTACCAGTTCGCCAATGGGCAGACTGCAGCGGTAGAGCTCCGCAAATGTACGATACTAACAAAGCACCAGTACAAAAGCGACTTTTTTGGAGACTCAAACACGGCCCTGCACGAGACGATGCAGCTGATTCATATCCAGAACCAAGGCATCGAGGAAGGTGTCAAGAACGCGGCGACGTTCCGATTCATGGCGACACTGAACAACTTCTCCAGCTCGGCGGACCTTGCCAAGGAACGGGATAGATTCACAGAGACGAACCTGGCGACTGAATCAAAGGCCGGCGGTTTCCTGCTCTTCCCGAACACCTACAGGGATATAAAGCAGATCGACGTGAAACCGTACTCTGTCGACTCGGACCAGATGGGGCAGATCCGGGAGAACGTATTCAACTATTTCGGAGTCAGCCAGGACGTTCTGCAGAACAAAGCAAAGGCGGAAGACCTCGAGGCGTTCTTCGATGGAGCGATCGAGCCGTTCGCGATTCAGATCAGTGAGGGCATGACGAAGATGCTCTTTTCCGAGCGAGAACGGGCACAAGGGTCCTATCTGATCGCCAGCGCGAACCGGCTGCAGTATATGAGTACAACCCAGAAGGTACAGATGGCCAAGGAACTCGGAGACAGGGGAGCGATCCTGATCGACGAGATCCGCGAGCTTTTCAATTACTCGCCGCTGCCGGACGGGGCCGGACAGGTCGCGCCGATCAGAGGCGAATACAAGGCAACAGATGAACTCGGCGGGAATGATGCCGACAATGATGGAGGGAACGAAAATGAGTGACGAAACCAAAAAGAAAGCAAACGATCTGCTCGATCAGAGGATCGCGAGCGGCAGAGAGTACCGCCGGACGCAGCTCATCGAGATCAGAGAGGCGCAGCGTGAAGACGAAGAACAGGAGATGATCGTCAGAGGGTACGCGACTGTGTTCAACGAGGACTATCTGCTCTACGACTGGGGAGACTATAAGGTCTATGAGCAGATCGACGCCCACGCGTTCGACGACTGCGACATGAGCGATGTAATAATGCAGTATGACCACTGCGGGAGGGTGTTCGCCAGGAATACGAACAACACGCTTGACCTGAACATCGACAGTACAGGCCTGGCAATCGAGGCGAACCTCGGCGGCACCGAGATCGGGCGCCAGCTCTATGAGGAAATCGCTGGAGGTTATACGAACAAAATGTCGTTCGGTTTCACGGTGGCCGAAGACGAGAGGACGGTCGTGGAAGATCACGAGGCGAACGTTATCACCGTGTACAGAAAGATTACAAAGATTTCTAAGTTGTACGACGTGAGCGCGGTGTCACTGCCGGCGAACGACGCAACTGAAATATCGGCCCGTAGTTACTGCGACGGAGTGATCGCAGAACTGAAAGCGGAGAGACTGAGGGCAGAGGAGTTAGTTCTGAACAGAAAGCGCGCCGAAGTAAGAGCGCGCGCACTGTTAGGAGGTTCCAAATGTTAAGAAACGAAATTATGACGCTCGGCTTTGAGGAGCTCGAAAAGAGAGCGGCCGAGATCGCAACCGAAACGGCAGAGGCAGACAGCGAAATACTGGAAACGCTGAACGCCGAGCTCGACGCGATCGAAGAGAGAAAGAAGGCTCTGCAGGTCGAAGTCGAGGAAAGAAAGAAAGCAGCCGAGGCCGTCGCGAATGGCGCCGGCAAGGAAGTCGAAAAGAGAAAGGACGAACACATCATGACTGAGAAGGAAATCAGAAATAGCCGCGAGTACATCGAGGCTTATGCCAAGTACGTCAAGACCGGAAACGCTACAGAGTGCAGAGCGCTCCTTAGCGACAACGTGACCGGCGGAGTTATTCCGGTACCCGAAATGGTCGCCGGCATCGTATCCGAGAGACTGCAGGCGTCCCCGATTCTGGCCAGAGTTCGCAGAATGAATACAGCAGGAAATGTCAAGGTTGGCTTCGAGTATGGCGCACCTGCTGCAGCAGTCCACACCGAAGGCGGTGACGCAATAGATGAAGAGGCTCTGCTGCTGGGCATCGTCGAACTGGTGCCGAAGACCTACAAGAAGTGGATCTCTATCTCCGACGAAGCTCTGGACAGCATGGCTGGAGAAGAGTATCTGCGGTACATCTATGATGAGGTTACCCGCGGAATCATCAAGGCGGAAGAGAACGCAGTAGTCGCCAAGATCCTCGCAGCCCCGCAGACGGCCACCGCTGCCAGGCCGGCAGTTGCGGCATACTCCAATGGTGGTACAGCTGCGATCGCTGACTTCGTACAGGCCAGAGCGCTGCTGTCTTCCGCAGCTGAAGATTTGGTCATCATCTGCACCCCGGCCCAGTATGCGGCATACAGAGCCCTGCAGATGGGAGCCAACTATGGCGTTGACCCGTTCGACGGTCTGGAAGTCCTGTTCAATGACACCGTGACCGCTCCGATCATCGGCGACCTGTACGGTGTAATGATGAACCTGCCGAAGGGCGAGGCTGTCCAGTTCAAGTATGACGACAACAGCAAGAAGAAGGAAGACCTCGTCGAGATCCTCGGCAGACAGCCGGCAGCCATCGAGGTAGTTGGCAATAAGTTCTTCGCGAAGGTGACCGGCTAATGAAGGTCAAACTGACCAATGACAGCACTGTCCGTTTTGCAAAAGATACAGTTCTTGAGGTCTCCGAACAGGAGGCCTTGAGGCTGTTCTCCCTTGGCAATGCGGTTAAGGTCGAAACGAAGAAGGCCGCGGCAAAACCGGCGAAGAAATAAGTTTAGTGAGGGAGTAAATCATGCTGGAAAAGGTGAAGACCGCGCTGAGGATCAAGACAACTGCATACGATGAAGAGCTGCGGGATCTGATCGAGGCAGCAAAGCTCGATCTGGGTGTTGCCGGCGTAGTCGTACCGGCTGGGCTGGACGCTCTCATCTCAAAGGCCGTCATTACTTACTGCAAGATGTCCTTCGGACTCCCGGAGGATTACGACAGACTTAAACGGTCCTATGACGAGCAGAAGGCGCAGCTGTCCAATGCGACCGGGTACACAGATTGGGGTGGCGATCATGTATGACGGAGTTGCTACGCTGATTTCATACGGACGCCCGACATACGACGAATACGGGAACGAAACACAAGACATCTGCAAGGCAGAGGTTTTTGTTCAGCCCCGCGGAGTCTACCAGTCGGAGTTCTACAACGCCGCCCAGCTGGGCCTCAAGCCATCGCTGACCCTGTACATCGCAAACCGCGAAGACTATCAGGGGCAGAAGGTTCTGGTCTATGAGGGGCGGGAGTATGACGTTATCCGAGTAGACTGGAGCGCCCAGAGGGACGGTATTAGCCTGATATGTGAGGAGCGTGTTCACAATGGCAGTTAAGGTCGGCATATCGGACGAGGTCCGCAAGACTCTCGGCGAGTATAGCCTGCGGGTTATCCGCGAGACCAACAACGCCCAGGACAAGGTAGCGAAGGAAGCTGTTCAAAAGCTCAAGAACACATCCCCAAAAAGGACCGGGCGCGGCAAACATTACGCGAACGGCTGGGCGATAAAACGAGCCAAGCGGAAAGTGGCCGGGATCGTTCAGGTTACGGTGTACAACAAGAGCAAACCGCAGCTTACACACCTGCTGGAACACGGCCACATGATCCGGAACGGCAAGGGCGAGTATGGCCGGTCACCGGCGCATCCGCATATCGGCCCGGTCGAGGAGTGGGCTACCGAGGAAGTCGTCCGGGAGATTGAGAGGAATCTAACATGACAGTCTTTGAGATCCTACAAGAAACGGGGCTCCCGTGTGCATATTCTCATTTTAGAGGAAAAAATCCACCGAAGGCCCCGCCGTATCTGGTTTATCTGGGCGCCGGGCAGGACACTCTATCAGCAGATAACACCTACCCATGGCGCCGGAACCGGTACAGCATCGAATACTACTTCACCAAAAAAGACGAAGCAAAGGAAACCGAGATCGAGGATCTGCTTCTCGAAAACGGCTACCAATACACCAAGAGCGAGGACACCTACATCGAGGATGAGGGTGTCTTCGTTATTTATTACAACATTTAGGAGGGTATACCATGGCCAACAAGGTACTTTTTGGCGTGAGCAATCTGCACTTTGGCACGTACACGGTCGCGGCTGATGGAACAGCTACTCTCGGCACACCGGTCAAGGTTCCGGGAACCGTGAACATCTCCCTGGATGCAGAATCCGAGGAAAACTCGTTCTATGCGGATAACGTCAAATATTTTTCGAGTTATTCAGACAACGGCTACACTGGCGAGATCGAGAACGCACTGTTTCCGGATTCGTTCAAGACTGCCTTCTTGAACTATGTCGCCCTGGCTGATGGCGGAATCGCCCAGGTTAAGGGAGAGCAGAGCGATCCGGTGTACTTCATGTTCCAGGCGGAAGGGGACGAAGAGGCCCGCAGATGCATCTTTTATAACGTATCTCTTGGAGCTATCTCCCGCGAATACGCCACCACTGAGGACACGATCGAACCGCAGACCGCAACGCTGCCGTTTACCGTTAACGGCGACAATAAGACTGGAATCATCCGGGCCGCTTATGGACCGAGTTCTGCCGCATACGACACACTGTTCACTACTCCGCCGGCTCCGGTTCTGCCGTAGCAGGGGAATAAGAGTGCAACGGGACAGGATAGGGTCGCACCCGAACGGCTGAGATCGCTGCAGCTTTCCTGTCCTGATTCCAGCGATTCACGAAGCGAGGTGAAACAATGAAGAAAACTCTTAATTTTGGAAACAACCACAAGGTCGAAGTCAATTCTTCGGCCGGGTGGCTTTATGTATATCGAGAACAGTTCGGGCGGGATATTCTCCCGGACGTTATGCCGATCTTGGAGAGCGTGATCGCAGCCATCGGGTCGGTGCTGCAGGAGTCCGAGGGGAAAGTCACCAAGGACACGATCCTCGGGGCCATGAACAACGACCTGTTGGTCGATGCGTTCATTAAGTTGTCCGGGATGGAGACCATCACGGTCCTAAATGTTCTCTGGTCCATGGCGAAAAACGCGGACGAGGGCATAGCGGAACCGAGGCAGTTCTACAACGAACTTGACACCGTCCCGATCGACGTCATCGTTCCGGAGCTGTTCAAGCTGATCCTCGAATCTTCGGTAAGCTCAAAAAACGCGGGACGCCTGCTCGGGGCAATGAAAAACCTTCGGGCAAACCAGTCGGGATCGACACCGTCACCGTCGCAGGCGTAGACAGGGGATTGACCGTTGACGCGATCCGGCGCATGGAGCTGGGGCAAATCGTGGACTACATCGATGAATACAACCGGATCCATGACGCGAGTGGCAATGAACCAAAAGGGAAACACAAGGAAGAAACAAGGCGAGAAGCAACACAGGCAGACTGGAACGCCTTGCTGGGGTAGATTATGGCAGTAGGCAAGAGCATAAAAGGAATCACAATCGAGTTCTCTGGCGACACCACGAAGCTCGGCAAGGCTCTGGATGCCGTCGACAAGAAAACGGCGTCTATTGACAGGGAGCTAAGGGACGTCAACAATGCCCTGAAGTTCAATCCAAAAAATACGGAGCTTCTGGCGCAAAAGCAGACCTTACTCGGGCAAAAGATTGGCCAGACAAAAGACCGGCTGAACGCCTTGCGGCAGGTCCAGAAACA